CATGGTCTAGTGGTTATGACATCACCCTTTCACGGTGGTAACAGGGGTTCAATTCCCCTTGGGGGTACTAAAATTTGATATAATAGATTTGTACCTGCCAAAAGGGGGTACATAAATGAAACTCGCTGAAAAGGAGAATATAAAATGGTAAGTTCATTTGCGTTGGATCTTTTTAAAGATCCTTTTTTTATTGGTTTCAATCGTGAATTGGAACGTTTAAACACAGTACATAATCTAGCAACTCGTCAGGCATATCCGCCTTATGACATTATTAAAGTAGACGAAGATACATATAAATTATCTTTGGCCGTTGCTGGATTTGATGAAGAAAACCTTAATGTTTCGGTAGATAGTGGAACATTAATTGTTAAAGGTGAAACTAGTGATACAGAAGAGGGAGAAGTTGTTCATAAAGGAATTGCTTCTCGTAAATTTACTCGTACATTTGCTTTAGGCGAATATATGGAAGTAACTGGGGCAGAAATTTGTTGCGGTATGTTAAATATTAACATTGAACGTATAGTTCCAGAAGACAAAAAGCCAAAGCAAATTAAAGTAAAAGTTGCTAAATAGCCGATAAGACTGTATACTGTATATATGACCTGGACATGTCATAAAACTGTCCATATATTAAAGGAGTATTATGCCTAGATACGATTACAAGTGTTTTGTTTGCTCTTCACAGGTTGAGTTTGAAAAATCAATTGATGATGACAAGTATCCAATATGTTGTAATGAATCTATGCAAAGATTATGGAGTGCACCCGCTGCAATTTTTAACGGTAGCGGATTTTATTCAACCGACAACAGAAAGTAGATGTATAATAATATTATGACTAGCATTGTTCAAGAACATCCAAGCGTAGTTTCAAAACAATATATACTAAATGCCAATGATCGTTGTGACAAATGCCAAGTTCAGGCTGTAGTTAGAGTAAAAGGTTTGTCAGGTGAGTTAACTTTTTGTAATCATCATTATGAAAAAATAATGAATAATCCTGAGTCACACAACAAAATGATGTCTTTTTTAGTAGAGGTTCTTGATGAGCGTGAAAAACTCATTAAAAACAAGCCAACTGGGGGAATATAATGTATGAGTATTTTGTAAAAGAAGTAACAAAAGTTGTTGATGGAGATACTATTGATGTAGTTATTGATTTGGGGTTTGATATTTTATTTGCATCTCGTGTTCGTCTTGCTGGCATTGATACTCCAGAGTCTCGTACAACAGATAAGATAGAAAAAGTTCTTGGTCTTGAGTCTAAAGAATACTTAAAGAAACAACTTAAAGATGCAAAATCTATTGTCATTCGCACAGAAAAAATGAATTCATCTGAAAAATATGGGCGTATCCTTGGTTGGTTGTATATTAACGGAGATTCAGAATCAATTAATAATAAAATGATTAATGATGGATATGCCTGGGGATATCTTGGTGAAACTAAGATTAAAGACTTTGATTTATTAAAAAAGGTTAGGGAAAAATCTGGAAAATGAAAAAAATAATTGATAACATTAAAAATATAAGTATAAAGATAGCCATTAGAAAAGGTAAATTAATACTATATTTTACTGGAGATTCATGCTATCTATTAAAAGAAATAAAATCTGAATTAGATATAAAAGAAATGATAGGTAGTTGTAAAAAAACAACACCAGTTGTTGAACGTATGAAAAAAAATAAATATAGGATTAAAATTATAAATATAGATAAAGAAGAGTTTTTAACAAAAAAATTTAACATAAAATCTGTTCCAAACTTTGTTTTATTTGATAACAATTTAGAATTGGGTCGGATAAATGGGCCTAAAACAAAAAAAGAAATAAATGATTTTTATAATTACGATAAATATCTATACCGTAAAAAAAAGACTAAGTAGGATATATATATTATGAAAAATATTTTTTATTTTACAGCAGACTGGTGCCAACCTTGCAAAAAGGTAAAACCTATTGTTGAAGATATGAAAAAAGAAGGTTTTGAGTTTCAAATAATAGATGCAGACTACGAACAATTACTTGTTAAAAGATTTCAAGTAAAATCAATTCCTACATTTATTTTACTAGAAGATGGTCAAGAACTTAATCGCATAACTGGGGCAAAAACAAGAGAAGAGTTAGAAGACTTTATCAATTATGAAAAAACTATTCAAGAGAATATTTAATCCAGATGGGAAAAATATGACTTCAGATGAAAATGAAATTATTGAAAAGTTAATCCTTGAAGGGGCAATGGAAGTTGCTGGAATTGATGTTGAAAATGGAGAATTATTGTACTCATTTACTCCCAAAATTCAACAAGTAATGCCAGAACTATATCATGATCACATGAATTCTGTAAATGCTGAAATCCTTTCTTTATGGGAAAGAGGTTATGTAGATATAGATTTTTTAGCAAAAGATCCAGTAGTTACTCTTGGACCTAAATCTTTTAATAACACAGAAATATTAAAATTAACTAAGCGTGAAAAGTGGTCTATTGAAGAACTCAAAAGACTATCAGGCAAACATCAAAATAACTAAACTCTGATATAATAAAGATTATGCCATATCGTATAGGTGCTAAAGGTTCGTTTGGTTGTTCAGGATACCCTGCTTTAAAAGAGGGCACAAATGAAGTTATGGGCTGTCATAAAACTCGTAGTGATGCAGCAGCACAAATTTATGCAATTAATCGTTCTGAAGGCAACATAGGTAAAAATATGCACGAAATTAAAGAAGGCGATTTTGTTATGGGAACAACAACAGAAGGTCTTATTCATGGAATTGTTGAACACATTATGACTGAAGGTGGAACTCTTGGAACTCCTGGGTCTGAATATGCTTTGCAATCAATGCCACCAGAAAATCCTGCCATGTCAGTTAGAGTTTACGAAGAAGAAGATGGTAAATGGGAAGCAACGGCTTACAGCATTGGAATGATGTATGCAGATGCACAAAAAATAGATATTAATACACATAGCATGGATGCAGAAGAAACAATGAAGTCTTATCATTCAGAAAATGAAGAAGAAGATAAGTGGGACAATATGGCTAAGGCTTGTTGGGTTGGATATGAACAAAGAGGCATGAAAGAAAAAGATGGGCGAATGGTTCCCAACTGTGTTCCTGTTTCTAAACTAAAAGAAATGAGTGACAATATGGAAAAAGCAAAACCAAAATATGAAGATTTTATTAAACCAAGAAGCGGTGGCAGCGAACCTTCTGATCCAAAACTTTATGCAAGAGTTGTTCAAGCAGCAAAAGATAAGTTTGATGTTTATCCATCTGCAGTTGCTAACTCTTGGGTAGTTCAAGAATATAAACGTCGTGGTGGAACATATAAATCAGAAAATAAAACTAATAAAAGTATTTGGGGTGGTAGTTTGTTAGATCCAAAAGGTTTTATAAAATAATGGCTAATAGATCATCTGCTTCTTATTACTCAACTCATGGATTTAATCCAATGCAAATTAAAGATGGCAGAATTGTTCGTTTAAGAAAAGACGGTAGCGTTAAAGCGGACTTAGGTCCATACAAATCAAAAAACAAAAAGGTGGTAAGCAATGGCTAACAAAGAACAAAAAGGCAATGTTAATAAAAAGAAAGAGCCAAAGATGACTCTTAAAGAAAAACGTGCTATCAAACAAGAAAAGAAAAAATCAAAATGAGTACATTTTATTTTTTGCATTCATTAGCAATAGGTTTGTTAATGATTGGTTCATTTTTCTGGGGTAAGTCTTATGAAAAAAACAAGGTAAAAGAACATGGCTGATACATATACTCCAACATCTGGCATGAAGGCTGCTGCTCGTCGTGCATTAAAATGGAAAGCAGACGGTAAGGCAACAGGCGCTGGAACTCCAGTAGGTTGGGGTAGAGCAACAGACATAGTTGCTGGTAGGGCAATGTCTCTTAGTGTTGTTAAAAGAATGTTTTCTTTTTTTTCTCGTCACGAAGTAGATAAAAAAGGTAAGGGGTTTTTTGATGGTCCAGAATTTCCTTCTAACGGAAGAATTATGTGGGATGCTTGGGGAGGAGATGCAGGGTTCTCATGGAGCCGTGCAATTGTGGAAAGAGAAAAGAAAAAGGTAGAAAAAATTTGGCAGGGCACTGCCTTTGATCTAAAAAAGTAAGGGGGGTATATGGATAATTTAGAAAAAAATGAATTGATCCAGTTGTTAACATTTTATAAACAAAAACTATCTGATACAGAGTTGGAGTTATTAAAATTACAACTTGAGGTTAATAAACTTAACTCTATGGTTTTAAGTTTAACTAAGGGACCAGAGAAAAAAACTAAATAAAATGGAATATTTATTAATTATAGGCTTGACATTGTTGTGTTCTTGGTCTATAATTAAAATATCAAACAAAAGAAGAATGATATTTTTAGGCAAACATAAATATAGACAAAGTTCTATTTATGAAATGGTTAAAGATGTTATTCCAAAACAAACGTTTGATAAGCCTAAAGTTATAACGCAGTCTCAAAAACATATTCAAAAAAATATGCTTAGGGTAGTAATAACTGAAGGAAAAGCATATTGGATATTGGATAATGTTTTTTATACTGCAAATGCTATAAACGGCAGGGTAGATGAAGAAACAATAAAACCATTAGATGTTGAAGGTATGCCAGCAAAAGAATTAGACAAAATGTTATCAATACTTGATGACTTAAAACAAGGGGTAGGACCAAATGATAGTGGCAGTTCAGGGAACAAAAGAGTTTAACGACTACAACGTATTTTTACGTGCTATGAGTGTTGCCCTATCTGGAATGAAAAATGGAGATAATGAATTCATTATTTATTCTGTTGGTCCATCAAGAATAAATCATTTCGTTTCAGAGTTTTCTAATTTATCAGAACGTGGAATGAAAGCACGAGGTAAAAAAATTAAATTTTATAATGCAGCCCCAGCATGGTTAAGTGAAAATATAAATCAAATTAATTATTTTGCTTTTTTAAGTCGTCCAAAAGAACCAAAGTCAAAATTGGTTTTAGTTGCAGAAGCAAACAATATTGATGTTGGTCTTTTTAGATATTAGGAGAATAAAATGATTATTAGAAGTTTAAATACAATGGAAAAAATTGTAAACAAAAATGAAAATTTAGTTTGGCGTGGCTGGGATGTTATTGATTTAAAAGAATCAGAAATAGCAAAAACCTCTCCAGTAGGCATTAGAGTAAAAGATAAGTGGTATTTGCATAGAATTTATAAACCTGGTCGTAATGGTTGGGACATACCAAATAAGTATAAGGATTAGTCTTGAAACAGCATTTGTGGAAAGACGAAGCCGTATGTCTAGGTCTTGATACCAATATTTATTTTGACAAATATGAAGATCAAGAAGACTCTAGATATAATGTTGACGCACTTTGTAAACAGTGTCCAGTTAGAAAAATATGCTTTGCCAATGGTGTTTCTGGAAAAGAGTGGGGCGTTTGGGGTGGCGTTTACTTAGAAGGTGGAGAAGTTTCAAGAGAATTTAATAAACATAAAACTAAGAAAGACTGGTCTGAAACTTGGCAGTCTTTAACAATGGAGTAAAAATGAACAACATAGATAAATTTTATACTGACGTAAATATTTTTTTTGAATTAGAAAAAATTGATTTTATGAATCATGGCTATTACCCTACATCAAGTTTACTTAATGATAAAAATGAAACATTTAAAAATCAAAAAAGTTTATATTTGTCTTTGTTTAAAGATGTAGATACAAATAATAAAGTAATACTTGATGTAGGTTGTGGCAGAGGTGGGGGAATAAATACCTTAGATAAATACTTTAACTTTAAGGAAATTTATGCTTGCGATGTAAATGAAAAAAATATACAATATTGCAAGAATAATAATTCAAGCAATATTAATTATAAAACATTAAATGCGTTAAATTTAGAATATCCAGACAATTTTTTTGATATAGTAACAAATGTAGAATCTTCTCATTGCTATGAAAATCCATCCTTATTTTTTCTTGAAATAAAAAGAATTTTAAAACCAGGTGGAATATTTTTATATGCTGATTGTGGGGAAACAATTAAGTCTTTTCATAATTTCTTTTATCTATTTAAAAATATTATTTACAAAAATATTACAGAAAATGTACAAAAATCTTGTTTTGAAGATATAACTAATTTTAATAATTTAAATATTAAACAAGAGATTAAAGACTGGCTAGTATTTATTACTAAAAATAAGCATGATGAATATTTATTTAAAAAAGACGAATATATTTTTTATAAATGCTTTAACGATAATGAAAAGAATGGTAAATATGAATAAAGAAAAAATAATACAAATAGTTGGCTTGCCTGGTTCTGGTAAGACAGAAGTAGCAAAAGCATTAAAAGAACGCATTAATGCTATTCATCTTAATGCAGATGAGGTACGTGCTACAGTAAACTCTGATCTTGGTTTTACCGCTGAAGATCGCATAGAGCAAGCACGACGCATGGGTGAAATGGCTAGACTTATTGCTAAACAGGGAGTCGCTCCAGTAATTGTAGATTTTGTCTGTCCAACAGATGATACAAGAGAAGCATTTGGCAAGCCAGACATTTTAATTTTTATGGATACAATTCAAAGGGGTAGATTTGAAGACACAAATAAAATATTTACAGCACCGAAAAAGTTTGACTTTATGTTTTCTGATCATGAAAAAAATCCATACGAAAAAGCAAGTTTAATTATTTCTTTGTTTGAATTACATGATTGGTCTGCACCAACAACACTTATGCTTGGTCGCTATCAACCATGGCATGAAGGTCATCATGCTTTGTATTTACAGGCTGGAATGAGAACAAACCAAGTACTACTTGGAGTACGTAATACACATAATACTAGCGAAAAGGATCCACTTACATTTGATGAAGTAAAGGGTTATATTGCTAAGGATGAGTTTATGAAAGATGCAATGGTATTGCGTTTGCCAAACATTACTAACATTGTCTATGGCCGTGACGTGGGATATAAAATTGAACAAGTAGATTTGGGGGCAGACATTCATGCTATTTCGGCTACTGAAAAACGTCGTGAACTGGGTATCTAATGTTGGACACGGAATTGCAGATGCAGAAGATAGATTTGTTAAAAGCATGTTTGAAGAGGATATAGATCATGAAAGTAACGAAGACTAGATCATTTGTTAAAGCACTAAGTTATCGCATTTGGGGAACACTATCCTCTGTTGTTGTTGCTTATGTCATTACAAAAAATGCTTCGTTATCTATAACAATTGCTTTTTGGGAAACAGTTGTAAAAATATTTATTTACTATGGACACGAACGTGGATGGAATTATGTTCAATGGGGTAGAAAATGATGTATACAGACGAAATGCGTAGGGCTGTACACTCCATCACACCGCCTAAAGGATTTGGCATAGAGATTATTGACAATGAGCACTTTCTTACAGTAAAATTAGATGAAAGAAAATTTTTACACATGGGGCACGATGATAAAATATCAGCCCTTCAATATGTAGTAAAAATAAAAAAGGCTTTAGAGATAAACGGAGCAATTGTATTAGTTACAAGAGAGGCAGTAAAATGATTAAACAACTATTCAAAATTATTGTTTGTAAGGTTAAAAGTCATATCTTGGTTACTGCTGGAGCATGTCCCTTTACTGGGAAAAGTTATAACGCCTGTACAAGATGTGGAGCAATGATAGCAATATGAAAAAGAAAACAAAAATATTAATACTAATAACCTTATCCTTCTTAACTGCCGTAACGCTTTGGGCAGCATCCAATCTAAAAAGAATATCTGACTTAGATATTTTTGATGTAGAAGAGGACTAATGCAAACCTTTCTACCATACAAAGATTACGATCAATGTGCAGAAATGTTAGATAATAAAAGATTAAATAAACAGATATTAGAATCTTATCAAATACTAAAGGTGCTATCTGGCAAATCACCTTCTGGTGCTTGGCGCAACCATCCAGCAGTACTTATGTGGAAAAATGCTGAAAAGTCATTACGCACATATACAAATGCCATGATTAAAGAGGCTAGGCTTAGGGGCATTAGGACAGATGGCAATGAGGCTAATATAGAGGCTCTAGAGGCCGTTTCTAGGCATCTGTGGGGTACTGATAAGCCAGTCTGGAGTAAGCCATCTCATGTAAATCGTGTCAATATTACCCATAGAGCCAATCTTTATCGTAAAGATCCTATTTACTATGCTGAGTTCTATAAAGATACTATGAGTGAGGATAATAAGCCTTGCTGCGATAAATGTTTATACTATTGGGCAACTCATGCCGTTAGAGATAGAGTACAATAGTTATTATGGAAATGACGCTTGTTATATTTTTTGCTACCCTGTCCTTTTCCTTTGGCATAGCCTATTGGGCTACCTTTGACAAACTAAAAAAATCCAATCTTTTAATGGCTGAACTTTTTATAAAAAACAAGGCACTTGAAGAATTAACCTCTCAAATAAAGAACAGCATGGGTATGTCTGCTGACTCAGTTCATAAAGAGAACTTTATTAAGTTCCTTTCTGATTCTAGAGATTGGGCTTTTGAGTATATTGAGCAATCACAAAAAACGATTAAAGAGGTTTCAGACGAACTAAAAGATAAAGGTTTGAACAACTACTCTCAAAAACTTTTAGCACTTTTACCAGAAACAAATCAAGAAAAAAAATAACATGAGAGATGTCTTGTTATCAGTTATTACAGGTTTTGGATGCGGTGTCGTGTTCGCAGCATTCAAATTGCCAGTTCCAGCACCACCAGTTTTTGCGGGAGTCGCAGGAATTATTGGTTTATGGATTGGCTATAAAACACTAACACAAATTATATCCTAGGAGGAATAATGAATAACTTACTAAATGATAAGACAAAGGCAATGCTTGCATCATACGGACGATCTGTCCTTGGCGCAGTGTTTGCACTTTATATGGCTGGCGTAACAGATCCAAAAGATCTATGGGCTGCACTTGTTGCTGCTATAGCGCCCGTTGCATTGAGAGCGTTAAATCCAAACGACAAAGCATTTGGCGTATTGCCAGATACAGGTGCAATTTCGGATGCACTTAGCAAGATTGTACCTGCTAAGAAGGCTCCAGCAAAAAAGAAGGCTGCTAAGAAAAAGTAGTTTGTTTTTGATAAAGGGGGCAAACTTAAACACTTGCCCTCTTTATTTTTTATAGCGGGGGAATTATGGACTTTGTATACATATGTAAAGAAGGCATTAACGAAGAGTTAAAGTATTCTATTAGATCTGTCATTGAAAGTTTTCCAGATTCAAACATATGGGTGGTTGGTGGTAAACCTGATTGGTATGTAGGCAATTATATAAATGTAGAGCAAAAAGAATCAAAATATAAAAATGCTGTAGAAAATTTAAAAACAATTTCTACTTCAGATCAGATATCAGAATCATTTGTTTTAATGAATGATGACTTTTATATTATTAAAAAAATAGACAAAATAGAAAACTTTCATGGCGGTTACCTATTAAATAAAATAAACTTATATCAAAAATTAAATGGCAACTCTCAATACACCAGAAAACTTTCAGGAACATATAAAAAACTTAAAGCGTTGGGGTTTGAAAATCCACTAGACTATGAACTTCACGTCCCAATGATTATGGAAAAAGAAAAATTAAAAATAATCCTAGAACTCATTGATCAATTTTTATGGAGATCTATATACGGAAATAAGTTTGAGGTTGGTGGTACAGAGATGCAGGATGTAAAGGTTTATACTTCTGGACCATTAGTTCTTAAGTCTTATAATTTAAACATAGATAGCCATACTTATTTGTCTAGTGCAGACAGTTCGTTTAATAATATATTTAATAAAATTCTTAAAGATAAATTTAATAAAAAGACTAAATTTGAGAAATAAGTTCTAGGTATTTGTCTTTAAGTATTGTTGGTGCAAAGTTGTTAAATCCTAGGTCATAAGCCTGTTGTTTATAATTAGTTTTATCATTGATGGACATATACTTATCAATTGTCTGTGCTAGCAAAATATTGTTTGCTTCAAATAAATTTATTCTAACCTTTGTTTTAATCGTTCCTATAGATTCTGAATCAACCAACCAGTCCTGTGGCAAGATCTGATTATTAGGAGAAACGTTTGTCATAAAAACGGGTAAACCAGAAAGCAACGCTTCATTCATTGGCAAACATAACCCTGCATATCGTCTTGGTAATACCATAGCGTCAAAGCCGTTATATAAGTCTTCCCTGTTTTCTGGATTGCCGATTTCAATTTTTAACCTTGAATCTGTTACGTTAGTTACTATTTCGCTTTGACTTCTAATAACTAATTCATAATCTGCTTTGGAGTGCTTTAACATATTTATTACGGTTTCAGTACCGTTTCTATCTTTGGCTGCTTTCTTTCCAGCAATGTGTAATAGTCTATTGTGTGATTTAGAAATATTATTGTTTTTTACAGTTACAAACAACTCAGGAGTAGTTGGGGGTGGAAGATGAATTACTTTTGTTCTATCTCCAAACATACTTTGAATTGTTTCAATTTGCCATAAACTGGGAGATAGTAACACAGTTGGTAGTGGTAGTTCTGGGTTTGACAAGTGGCCAAACAATTCATAGTTGTACTGCAAAATAGTTTTTATGCCACGTTTATTTGCAAACCTTATAAAGTTTTGATCATAAAATGTTTCACAACTTAATACGACATCTACATCTCCTAAAAACATTTTTATCTGTTGAATAGATGGAAAACCTTGTGTCTTAATACAACTGTACTGGTCATACCATTCTGGATGCTGTTTATTGTTATTAAACGGGGTAGAGTCAATTAAAAGAATCTTATCAGGGTTAAGCATATTAACTAACTCTCTAGTCTGATTACCAAGGCCAGTGTTGTCTGATCTTGCTATGATTCCTAATCTCATAAAATATCCTTCTCATTTTTAAACATTTCTGATTCTTTTAATATTTTTTTTGCATCTTCAATGCTTTTGTATGACCAAAATTCATCATCTTGTGTAAATTTTCTAGTGCTTTGTCTTCCATCTAAATGCAAGACTCTGCTTACATTTTGTCCATTATCTGGATAATAAATAAACATTTTATGTGCTTCCCAATTTCTAATTTTAAAAACATATGGCTCTACGATGATAGGTTGTTCTCCAGGCAAATACTCGCAATCAACTTGTGCTTTTCCATAAAATTCATCTTCAATATAATTTCTTTCACCAATATTTGGCAAAATAATATTTTTATAGTAATTAGTAAAACTTAAATGTGGATTTTGACTCCATTGAACAGTTTTCATAAAAATATCTTCTTGACCACACATCATATGAATATGCTCTTGTGGCAGTTCTTCTCTTAAATAAAATCTTATTGTATTTGCTTTATTGTATTCAAACATATCTAAACATTTATTCCAGTCAATATTTCTGTCAGTTCTTAAAGGAAGATCTCCTTCAATGTAAAGAATTAGTGGTGTTTGAACTAGGTTAATAGTTTTTTTCATCATAGTACTTTGATGACTATGCTCGTCAAAAATTATTGGTAATACATTTTGCCACTCGTGTAAACATTTCCAAAGCACTCTATTTTTATGCTCATCATAATCTTTTTTATATTCTGCTTGTTCTATTCTAATTCCATCTATTTGTAAAATAATTTCACTATCTGGAAAATGAAATCTAGTATTTTTAATTGTTGTTTCTATTACTTTAATACTAGGATGGCTAGGTATATAAGATGTTGGAATTATAATTGTTACGTCAGATTTTTGCATTTATCTGCCTCATAATCTCAATTGATAAATCTCTTTTATATTTAATCCACCAACAAACAATCTTATGCATTTCAGATTGATAAATATTTAAAAGGTGTGGTAATAAGTCATGAAGATGTTGCCAGTTATCAACACTTCTTATTAAGTTTTGATCTCCAAAAACAAAATTAAAAAAATTTGTATTTTGCATTTTTGAATTTAATTTATCTCCTATAGGCAAGCAAAGCATCTCAATTGCCTCATAAAATCTAAACGAATCTATTACTTCGGCACCACTTGGACAGGGGACAATTTTTGATATGCTCATCTTATCGTAATAGTTTTTTGGTTTTAATCCTTCTGCAAAACCATTAGTTGGATTGTAAAAAGAGTTTGGTATATTAGGCATAATAGTTGCAAGTTCTTGTCTTCTTTGATGAGTTATTTGTCCTGAAAAAAATACATCATACGACTTATCTTGATACTCTGGTAAGTTTTTAGATAAATGCTGTGGAACTCCAAGGGCCAACTTGTTGTATTGTTTATGTTTTTCATGCGGATATTGAATCCAAATTTCAATATTGTCATGCTTTATCTTATCAACTTTAAATGTAGCACTTTCATCTCCAGTAATAAATAAAACTACCCTATTTATTTTACTTAACTCTTCACATATTTGATCCTCATAATCTATATTTTGTGGTCCAGGAATTACAACAAATGCTCTTTCTACATTAGGCAATTTAGTTACTTTAATTTGTTCAATTTTATTTTTAGTAAAAATTTCTTTAATTAAGCCATAGTCCCATTTATCAGCAGCGCAATCTTCTTCTTTAACTGAATATAAATAAGCCTTGACATCACTCATGGTTTAGTTCCATCTTGCATAAACTCAGAAAAATCACATGCAGCACAGGTATTAACTTCTAAATTTCCGCTAACAGACATAGATTTAAAAGAATTTCCACACAAACAAGTAACCACTACTTCAGTAAATTCTAGTTTTTGTTTTTTAGATTCATTTTCAATCCATTGATTATAATAATCATTAGTAAAATACCCTAATTCATTTTTTGGATTATTAAATGGATAAAAAAAAGAATTGTATGGATCTTCGTTTGTTGATGGATATCTTCCCCACTTTTTATTGTAATACTCTTTTGTTATACCCATTGCTGGATCTACTCCACCTAACTTGTGGCTATGTCCCATTATAGTATCCTTGATATCTATTTTGACTTTTTCCCATGTTGTTTTATTTTCTTTTATTTTTTTCCACTCATTATCATAATCTAAAAGAAATGCTCTTTGAATTCGCATACTATAGTCTAAGTCTTCATAACCATACGGCGTAAAGTTTGTATCCCATAGTCCAACCTTATCAATTAAAGTTTTATGAAAAGCAATAAAGTGCCAGCCAAAAACTCCAACAGCCTCAACAATTACATACTTGGTATTTTTTAATATTTCTATAAAGTCTAATCCACCTGGTTTACCAAAACGTACAGCAGCGCTCATAACTATATACCAATCAGCATTTTCTTCATACATTTTTTGTATGCCAAGATTGTGGCTAGCAGCAAAACCTATATTGTTTTCTGTATTATCAATTTCAAAAATGTTTTCAAGTTTACAGGTTTCAATTAAGCCATCTCTAAAAGATTTTATTCTATATGGTAAGCCAACTACATATTTCATTTATTAAATATATCCTGATTTACCCAAGTTTTTGGAGTTAAGTTATTTTGAATTTCAACTGGTAGATTAAAGTTAAATGGTCCAGTTCCTCTTGCCTTAACCCAATCTATCATGTTTGATAAAATTTCTCTTAACTCATAGCGTGTTGAGTAGTCAAGCAATTTCCTTGCTTTATCAGCAGAACAATGTGCCAACCTTACTTCAGAAGGTCTTGCATCTAAATAAATTGGATCTAAATTAAAACCAATAATAGACGCTATCTCTATTGCTAATTCATTAATTGTTATAAAATTATTATCTGGACCAATATTAATTACTTCTCCATTGGCTACATCAGAAAAAATAACTTTGTGAAATGGATCAATTATGTCTCTCATATCAGAAAAACATCTCTTCTGGTTCCCATCTCCATAAATAATTGGCTGTTTACCTTGAAGCATTCTATTAATCATAATTCCAGCAACATTTCTAAATGGATCTGTATAGTTTTGTCCATGACCAACAACGTTGTGCGGTACAAGAATAACAAACTCCATACCGTGAGTTTTTGAAAGATTCTTTAGTGTTAATTCAAAAGCATGTTTTGCAATGCCATATGGATCTTGTGGTTTTGGCATCATGTTTTCTGTAAAAGGCAGGGTATCTTGAGTTCCATATCTTGCCATACTAGATGTAAATATAAACTTTTTAACACCAGCCTGAATTGCACAACTTAAAACATTCATAGAGTTACCATAAGTATTATCAGTAATAAACTTAGGAGAAAAAACAGAAAGTCCTTCATGCGCTGTACATGCAGCATGAACTACAACCTCAATATCTTTAAAGTCTTCTTTTGTTAAGTCATTACAGTCTTTTTTAATAAAAGTAATTTCTGATGGAATGTTGTCTATATATCCGCCAATTAAACTATCAATGCCAACAATGTTGTGATCAGAAAGACTTCTTGCAAGATTGCTTCCTAAAAGCCCAGCAACCCCAGTAATTAATATGTTCATGGTTCTCCCCATTTAGTCTTATAACATTATAGCATGAGAACTTTTATGCTAAAATGGTTAAATGAATGATATGTTAGTTATAGTTCCATCAAGAGGAAGACCTAAAAACCAAGAAAGATTTTTAGAATATTTTTTTAAAAACTCTACTATCAGTGACATATGTTTTGTTTTAGATACTGACGATGAGTCTAATTATTCTAGATTTAATAAAGTAATTTATGAAATATTACAACCACTTATGCTAAATGAAAAGTTAAATACTGTGTCTTACAAATACTGCAATAGTTACAAATTTATTGCTTTTATTGGAGACGACCATCTACTACAAACGTATGCCTGGGATAAAATATTGACTAATCCATTATCAGAAAAAATTGGAATATCTTATGGAAATGATCTTTATAAAAAAGACGAACTTCCAACCTGTGCAGTTTTAAGTTCTAATATTATTAAACATCTTGGATACATGGCTCCTCCAGAATTAAAACATTCTTACATTGATAAATTTTGGTTAGACCTTGGTACAGAAATTAACAATATAAACTATTTTGAAAATGTTATTTGGGAACACATACATCCAGATAATAAAAAAACAGAGATTGATAAAACATACTTACGTGGCTGGTCAACACAGCATCAAGATAAAGAAAACTATATACTGTATAAACAAAATAGATTTGAAGAAGATTTGAAAAAAATAAAAGAAATATTAAGCAAATGACTTTAATGGAGTTGTTTGAAAAACTAAATAAACCAACAGATAAAGGTACTTGTCATAATTATATTGAAATTTATGATAAAGAATTAACCAAAAGGAATAACCCAAAGTTATTAGAAATTGGAATTTATAACGGAGGATCTTTAGTTCTTTGGGGGCAGTGGTTTAACAACGCAGAAATATACGGAGTGGATCCGTATTTTGAATTAAATGGAATTCTTCCAAAATCAGTATCTGACTTGCCATATAAAGTATTTACAATTGATTCAACTATAAAAAACGATGCAGATGTTTTTGAAAATAACATGTTTGATTATATTATAGATGATGGAGTTCATACATCTGAATTTCAAATAAAAACTTTTGATATTTATTTTAATAAATTATCTGTTGGCGGCAAGTACTTTATTGAAGATATTGCATCAGACAAGGACCTTAATGATCTTGTAAAGCATTTAACTAATTTTAACTATAAAATAGTTGATCTAAGACATCTTGGAAGATACGATGATTTAATGATTATTATAAATAAATAATTTATTAAGATAAACCAAGTTCACTTATAATACTTTGCCAACGATGAACATATGTATGCTCAC